AATGGTTGCGAGAACTGCAAAAGGTTGCTGTTGAGACTAACAGAGAGGTAGCTGAAGCTATTGGAATACATGCGTCTACGGCGATTACTTGTGTAAAGCCCAGTGGAACGGTGTCGCAGCTTGTGGATTGCAGTCCGGGCATACATCCTCGTTTCTCTAAGCACTACATACGTACAGTGAGAGGAGACAAGAAAGATCCTATATCCCAGTTTATGATTGATCAAGGAGTAACGTGCGAACAGGATGTTACAAAAGACAGCCATTGGGTGTTCTCCTTTACAAGAACAACGCCTGATGGTGCTATTACTGCGTCAGATATAACAGCTATTCAACAACTGGACTTGTGGAAAATATATGCTGAAAACTGGTGTCATCACAAACCATCTTGTACAATATACGTAGAAGAGGGCGAGTGGCTAAATGTGGGCTCTTGGATTTACGATAATTTTCATTTGGTATCTGGTTTATCGTTTCTTCCTAAGTCAGATCATGTATACAGACAAGCACCCTATCAAGCTATATCAGGGGAACAGTACCAGCAGTTTGTAAGTAACAGTCCTAAGCTGGTAGAATGGTCTAACCTGTCTTCGTACGAGTATGAAGATACTACTACAGGGTCGCAAGAGTATGCGTGTACTGCTGGTGTGTGTGACATAGAGTAATAAAGCTATGCCCAAAGTATCGCTAGTGAAACGGGTAGAGGGTGGGCATCAACAGGTTGTTTTACTAGCAACGGTGCAACTCGGGGACGTAGATCTCTAGTCACCGTTTACTTTGGGCTCTTTATCTATAACTGTTATAGAAAGGGGAGCAAGCGGATGAGGTATAAACATGAGTAGAGATACAAAGTCTAACTACTACGATGCCGGTGGAATAGAGGTTCTGGATATAGTAAAAGCAAAGCTGGAACCCTGCCAGTACAAGGGTTACCTTTTAGGTAACGCTTTAAAGTATCTGACAAGAGCTAACTTTAAAGAAGATAGTAAACGGGATATAGAGAAGGCTAGTAACTACTTGAAGTTTCTACTTGAGACTTATAATGAGGACTAGAATGCACCCTGTACACACAGAACGAGTACTAAAATGCAACGGATGCACACAATGTTGCAGAGGTCCAGACAGGCTACTACCCATAGACCCGTCTCAGGCCGTCATATACGACACACAGCAGATTCCTTTTTATGGAGGATACCTGACAGTGCTTGCCATGAAAGACAACTGTGATTGCGTCTACTTAGACGAGAACGGATGTTCTATTTGGGAAGATCGACCTGTAGAGTGTCGACAGTACGATTGTCGTCAACACATGAGAAGTGAAAAAGAACGGAGACGCTTACCTCACGTAGCGTTAGCGTCTCAGTTATTAACTAATAGAATGGAATCCTAGCAGGGGGGGGGGGCAGGTATTTTCTATTTACATATGGGGTAAGTATTGCTGTCTCTGCTTGTCTGCTCTTTGCGGTTCAAAGGTAGGTATTTGAGAACGGTTTTGTTCATCAGTCTGACGGATATACCATCTTCCATGTTGATCACGCTGCCAGTTCTGTTGTTCTAGCTTCCTCTTGGGATCAATTTTTATCTGCGGCAAAAGGATTCCTATTCCTTCCATTAGTTCTCTTTCTGTTCTACTGAATTTATTCTTAATTTTCATAGCTAACGCTGCTTCTGGATTATAGGTATTAAATAGTATTCTTGAATAAGTTCTCATCTGTTTAACCAGCGTCTCTACTACCCACTTTTTGTTTAAATCGTCAAGTTCTCTGTATCGCGGAGACTTGAGCAGGTGGTTACCGTAATGGTGAAGTAGTTGTCCCGTGTGACCATTTATGAGTCTATTAGCCCCAGAATCTCCTGTTTTAGCGTACACTAAACCTTTATCAACTTTTAATCTGTCTACTTCTCGCTCAACAATGCTTTTAAACCGGGGATTAAGTCCAGTGTACTGTCTCTTTATAGGTTCTGCTGATCTTATGGGAGGGATAGTGAATGGATCGTAGTTCTCATCTCCGTGAAAAGGACTGGAGTGCGGAGGAAGAGATGTCTGAAGTACAGGTAAGTTTGCAAAAAATGGTGCTAGTACACCATTCTCTTTTACACTACGTAGTATATCAGAGTTCATTGCAAACGGTAACCCGCCGGGCCACAGTGCAAGATCAAGTTTGCTTGTAAAATCCGCTACTTGCCTGAACGGTATACCAAAAGTCCCAATGTATTGACCCGTAATATATTGCATATAGTTCATTGCTACATCAGGATCTTTAGAAAGCAATGCTCTGCTTAACGGAATTGCAGTACCGGCAGGACGAGATAACCCCGAACCTTCTTTAAGAATATTCTTAACATCGCTCCATTCCAAGTCACCCTTTAACACTTTTATAGTTGTATCAGCGTATAACAAAGATGCCGCTAACGGACTGTAAGATCTGGCATCTACGACTCTCCCTGTAGGTCGTCCCTCGTCATCTAGTTCATTCAGTTCATACCACTTCTCACCCGCGTGTTCGGATTGTCGTAACTCCCACGCGCTCCACAGTAACGCACTACCTAACATACCCCTGCTAGTAATCCTGGCAGCCTCTTTGGGATTATTCTTAAACATTTCAACCGGCTTCTTGAGCAACATGTCAACTGGACGTGACAAGTGACCGTGTTTGGTAAGCGCAATAAATCCAAGAGGACTGTGTTCAAACATATACGGAAGAGCGTTACCAAACATAAATCGCGGAAATGGATTGATCAACGATAGAGCTGGATTATTACGCCACTTCCTGACAAACTCTCTACCCCAAGCACTTCTTGGACTAGCCGCAAAAGTTGTCTCAAGAGTAAATCGTACTATATCTTCTATTTCCTCAGAAGTAAACGCGTTAGGAGGAAGATTGTTAATATCAGTGTAACCTTTTCTCGCAGCGAGTTGTCTTATCTTACCTTCAGAAACTGCACGTCTCCAAAACAACTCCTGCGGAGCATTTGCCCAGTTTAAGACTTGGATAGCAGTTCCTCCCATAGTTTCCTGAACGGGCGCTGATATCATTCTTGTAATATGCGCTGCATGTAGCTGCTGCTCTGCATTCAACTCTTTCGTTTTAGATAAACCGGTTAAACTTAATATCTCGTCTATGACCTGATCAACTTGTTTAACGTCTTGGTCAGTGAAACGCACAGCAGGAAAAGGCATCTGCCTACCTTTTATTCTTGGACGATTCTTGGCTTGATTACGCATCGTAGCTTTCCAGTCACTTTTTATAGTAGGCCAAAATCCAGACAGTAGATTCATGTTGCCCCTGAATTCTTGTTGCCACGTTCTCATTTTCAAGGCATCCTTTCCGCTAGTACTTGATCGTATAGCACTTTGTAGAACTTCATCTATTACATTTAAAGAAAACCGTCCAGCTTGAGATGCAAAGTTACGAGTCGCAGTTACTAACTGACTAACCATAGCCCCACGACGCACATTCTCTGAAACTTGCCAAATTCTGTATAACTGATCCAACGGTGTGTCGTCGTCGGATACAGCTTTTAAAAATTTAAGTGCTTCGGGATTATCTCGGTACTTGAAAGCAAGTTTTTTTGATAATTGACTAAGCTGATTTAACTCCTTACCTGCAAGTGACACAGTAGTAGCGTATTCCCGTGCAAAATCTTCTGCCGACAAATTGTATTTTGTAAGAAAATAATCCAGTGCTTCTACATGCAGATCTTCAGTAGCAAGTTGTTTTGTTAGCCATCGAAAAATCGGCAGGTTGGCTTCGACAGGTGTTTCTGACGCCGCTGCTGCCTTGTATACTTGCTTAGTGACCTCGGGGTTAATGATTTTTCTACGTAAGTATCTACGATTGTTCCCAGTGTTTAGTATATGAATTTGGTCGGCTTTACTATTTTTACTTGCGTTTTTCACTGCTTCCTCTTCGCGTATTCTTGAAGCCTTATCCAATGCGGTACGTACTTTTTCGTTTTCTCTTACACTTTTTCGTATTTTAGCTATTTGCGTGGCCGTTTTAAGAAACATGTGTAAAGTTGCACCAACAAAGGCTCCTGCTGCTGCGTTTTTTAACTTATTGTAGCTGGCTTTATCATCTGGATCAGCTTTAAACCATTCGGTGAGTTCGGGAAGTACGCCGTGATCATAAGCCATAGCCATTAGATTTCCTTCCTCTTCCTTAAACGCACTGGCATCAGTCAAGGCACCAGCTAGGATATCGCGTCTAGCAGAACCGGCTCTCCCCAGAAAGGGAAGTTTACTTATGTTTGTAAGGGGACGGAAAATAGACCACCCAGTAAAAAATTTACCAATACCGTGTCCAAGATGTCCCAAAGTATCTTGGGCCTCCATCATATCTTCGTTACGACTTCTAAAGTCGTCAACCTTCTCTCGACGAGTTTTGAGGAACCACTCCTTTCCGGGAAATTTTATATCTTTCGGCATCGTGTCAATAATTAATTCGTTAGCAGTGGCAGCAATTTCAGGTAGTGCTGTTGCTACTCCAGTGAGTACGTTACCTACCAATTCTCCTACTGCACTCGTTGGACGGCCCGAGGGTACCAGATTACCCTCCTTAACCATGAAATTAGTTATTTCGTTGTAAGACAAGTCCTTATTTTTCACGTTTGCGTTTGTAAAAAAATGTGTTGCAGTGTCACGAGGGTTGGGCGATATTAATTCGTATCCTTCAGGAATCTTAACGCGACCCTCACCAACCTTCGTAAATATAAGTTTAGTGTCGTCGTCGTCTATAGCCTCAAAATCTATAGGAACATACTTTGGTGTATCGACGTCAGTATACTCACCGCTTCGTTTATAGGTTGACGCTTCGTCCGTTTCTTTTGATGAGGTACTAAAATCAACGGGTCTGTCCTGTGTTGAATGTAGTGGATGCACGGTAGTTTGTTCAGGCATACGTCCACGACTTCTAGCAAGAGCAAATCTATTTCTTCCTCTGTCTCCGCCGCCTCCTCCCGGAGAATTCGGTCTAGAAGTGTACACGGTGTTAGTAGTTGAATCGGGGTTCCTAATAGCACGAACAGCACTGCCTCCTAGATTAAGACCTTGTTGTGCTGAAGTAGCAAGTCCCGAAAAAAATTCGGGAAACTTAAATACGCTGGGTTCTTCAGGTGTCGTTACTAACGAAGGTGTCTCACCAACAACGTCTTGCTGTGTATCGAAAACAGGTTGAGGTGCAGGTGGAGGAGCAGGTTCCGATATAATAAACTCGTCATACAACGACTTATTATGATCTTGTGCAGAATTTATACCTTGTGTAGATAAACTGCCTCTTGGCTTTACAAGTGATTCAGTACGTACTGCGTTTGCACTTACACCCGGTCCGTGTCTGTATGCTGCATAAGCGTAATCATTAGCGTTATCATGACGTTTACCGTACTTGTTCCAGTATCTACCAGTAAGTGCTTTTAGATACATTGATCCTATGGCTAGATTTTTGTCTTCGTCCTTTAAATCCTCTTCAGTGTAACTAGTATTGTATATTCTATTAACATCGTTCAAAGCAGGTTTTCTAATTTGCATAGGTCCGTACGCTTTGTTCGTTAGATCCCGATCACCTGTTATAGTGTCGTCTCCGATTTGCCGTCGAGCCTTGCCAAGTTCAGTTTCTCTGATAAGAACATCAATTAGCAAGTCAGGATCAATACCGTGTTCGTCAGCGATAGCGACAACTTCACTGTACGTTTTAGTAAAATACGCGTCCATTGTTTGTGTATCTGTAGTCACGGTAACTCACTCGGCACTACCCAACCTTGGTTTTGAAGGTTCGCCAAGGCGTTAATAAACGCAAAAATACCTTGTCCGTTTATCTCCATCTCAAGGCGTTTCTTGTTATATTCTTCCGTCAGGTCGAGGCGTGCCCTCTGGAGTCTCCTCATTCCCGCATTATGAGCCCTTAAATAGCGGACTCTATCTTTTGAAACTTCAAGTTCTTTCTCGAATTCATTCTCCTTTCTTTCTATTTCACTAATCTCAGTATTGTATTTCTGGCGCAGATTATTGGCCCAAACGGTTTGTTTGACTCTAAGAAGTTTAAGTTCTTCTTGTGCTATTGCAACTCTTTCGTTATCATTCTCGGCTTTACCTACCCTATCTCTTACAGTTTCCTCATGCTTGTTCCAATCCAATATGAGTCTTTGTTTTGCTAGTTTGTTAGCTTTGTCATCCTGAAGTATCTCGTACTCTAACTCCAGAGCTTTCAAATCATGATTCATTCTATCGATACGTTGTGTATGATCTAACTTAGCTAAATCTAGATCGTAGGTACGGTCCATGTTAGCTATCTGTGCGGCCAATTTTTCATCTTCACGTACCTGCTCCCGCAGAAACGCTTGAAGGTGCCTCTCTGCTTCGTCAGGGTGTTTGTCCTTCAGACTAAAATATGTTTGTAGGGCTTCAGGAAGATCTGCCACAGCGGCTGCACGCACCACTATATCAGCTAAGTCACCTTCACCCTGCTGTGTTAGATAGTTAGCTAGTTTAGCTTTCTCAGTGGGAAAGGCAATATCTTGTTCAAGTTGTTGGGCTTCCAAATCTGTCTTCTTTTTCTCGCTGTGTGTTTTGGCGTACGATTGCCCCCATTGAATCACTTGCATTGCTTTGTTAGTGAACCCTGCCTGCATCAGTAAGTGCGATGCCCGCTTAACAAACGCGTCCACGTCTGCATGTGGTCCGAGACCTTCTGCGGCTAATTGATCAGAAATAGCTTTAAACGCTTGTTTTTCACTCGCTTCAGGAGTTATGGGTTTAGCAGTAGGAGGATTGAACATACCGCGAAGATACCTTCCTAATCCTTCACCAGCCATAGCATACCCGGCTGTCGGGCCTTGGCCGGGCTCTAACGCAGCCCAATTCATAGCCCGATCATGCGTATTCTGAGCCCTAGTATTATTCGAACCAGAACCTCCAGCAAGTAGCTTTGTTATCTCCAGATTGGCCTTTTGTCGTTGCAACCTTTTAAGTTCATCCTCTGCTGTATCAGCGCCAAATACATTGAATTCAAATGCCATGTAACTATCTCCTACTAAGTTATAGTTGATTAGTTGTGATCGGGTTTAAGAGACGGCGCAACACCAAAGGGAAGTTGTCCCTGTTGGAACTGCGGCAATAGTGCACCAGAAGGCGTTAGATGATATGTACTTATAAGCTGCTCAAATGCTTGTGAGAACTCTGGCTTAATAGTCAGTTCTTCCGTCTGGTTAGGACCGGGTGCAACAGCCTTAGATATTCCCGGAATAAGTACTGCCACGTTAGGAGCAATATCAAATTCATCAATAGCCTGTTGTGGAGTAACACCAGACTTATTAAGAAATGCCAAATTAGTCAGTAGGTTTGGAAGTTTATTGGTCTTGTAGCTTACTTGCGCCTTATCGGGTAAGGTAGTATCCAATGGCTCTGATAGTGCATTGTGGGCTTCATTTACATAGAATGACGCACTTTCAGTATCTTGGCCCGGTGCAAGCTTTTTAGCAAAGCTCATAGCAGCCAGGAAAGCGGCCATAGGAGCAAGAGTTCCCATAAGACTGCTTGCCATAGGAACCCCACCTGCTAAAGCAGTCGTACTCCAAGGAATATTACTTGCTACACCCGGTACTCCAAACGCCGTGCCACCAAAAGTTCCCGGCAAGGCCGCCCCCGGCGCAGCAAAATTTCCTGTCCCAGTAAAAAATTTATTGAGACCGCCAAGAAAGTTCCCACCTGTGGGATCTCCTGCTCCCACATATGCCGGTGGGGATGAACCAATTGCTGGTACTTTCCCTCCGAAAGAGGGGTCGAAGAAACTCGGCACGCTTCCCTGTAGCCCACCCGTGACTGGGGGTGCAGGGGCCGTGAATCCTTGGGAGAGTTGTGGACCCCCAAGGAATGTCTGGGGATTAAATGTCTGGGGATTAATTGGCGGCCCGACTGGGGAGAGTGCACTCGCGGCTTGTTTTGCAATTGTCTTGACCGTCGGATCAAAGCCGGGAGGGGGTAGGTCTCCACCACCAAATAACGTTTTAATAAGGTTATTAAGACTAAACTGGCTCCCGGCGCCAGCACCTTCGATTACATCATCAAAACCAAAAATGTTACCCAAGCTACTTAAAAGAGCAGAAATTTCATTAGATCTACGACCAGCATCCGCTATATCTATATTTCCTCTAGGAATATTAAAATCTTCACCTGCTGCAAATCCAGCCTCTGCTCCCGGCATCCAGCCCTTCAAGGACTCTTCTTGAGCACCACTGGCAGTTAAAGCTCTCGAAAACAGATCGGCTCGTCTCTTATCTGAAAATTCTATAGACTTTAACGCTGCCTCATTTCTAGCTCTGTCAAACTGAAGTTGCTGTTGACCGAGTTCTTCAGCGCCTCCTGTAGTACCCAACCGTCCTTGTCCAAATAACAAATCTCTTAAATTGCGTTGTTCGCGTTCTCTGTCGAGTGCAGTTAACTCTTGCACGCGATTAAAAATATCTCCTTCGATACTGGGATCAAACTGAGTGAACTCTTGAAACTGGCTCTCGGCAAGATCTCTGGATCTGTCGGCAATCCTTTGTTGTGCTGGACTAAGAAAAGATCTAAAAGTACCTGCACCTCCAACTTGTGGTTCAAACAAGGTAGTTCCGCCAGGAGTAAACGTAGTAGCAGGATTTGCACTTTTTTGGAATCTGGCTACAGCGTCGTCTATTTTATTACTCCCTAAAAATGATCCTATACCACCTAAGATCGGACTCAAGGGTAAATTACCTAGTGCTTGAAAAAAACTATTTGACATATCGTTTCACCTGTAGTTTAGCAGTTAACTCGGCGGATGTTCGCCGTTGTGCATTTTTTGAAGTAGCTGTACATCTCGTGTGTTTATTTCTACTTTAGCTATCAACTGTGCTATTTCTCTATTTTGATTTCTAAGTTCGTTGGGACTTAGAATCTGTGACAGTATAGAAAGCTGGTGTTCAATAACCTTACACGCTTGAGATAGCTCATCAGCTCTACCTGTTAACTGATCCAGATCTCTGCGTTGATCTCCTAAATCAGATAACAATCGTTGAACGTTACTTCTTACAACACCCCAACTACCAGCAATAGTGCAAAGTAACAGAGTTAGCTGAAGAACCTCATTAGCTCCTACATTCATTCTTAAAAGGGTATCTCATCAGCATCTTCTTCAGAAGATTCTGTATATTTATTTTCGTCAATGACGGGTTCACATTCGCACGTTTCACCACATTGACAGTTCTCTTTTCCGCATTTAGGACAAGTATTCATAACCATCAACTTTTTGGATACTCATCTTTTATAACTTTGATGCTAGCACGCCAAGCGTCGATATCGTGATATATAGCGTCTAACTGTTCACGTATTTCGGGATAGGCGTCTTTACGCTTACTGTAATATTGCATCTCATTTACCTTAGCGAGAATGTCTTCTTTTGAGATTACATCTGCCTGATTATCCCAAGTAATTCTGTCGGGATCATTATCAATAACAGAGCATCCGGCATTTGGATTAATAGCCCTAATAGCCTCAATAACTGATCCTGCTTCTAAATAACTCATGCGCCTATCTCCACGAGAAGGATTGTTGATTTAGCTGTTTCCCCGTCATCATTGCGCTGGATATTTATAGTTCCGGTTTGATCATGTCTAGCCATTTGCGTTTTGTATGTCAGTGCGCTTGTCGACGACGGGCTGTCTAGAACGGGTATGAAGTGATAGCTACGTTGATTATCATTATCTCCTATATCAATGTGATTAAAAATACTGGTTGATGCGCGTAGTATTTTTAATTGTCCCGTTGACCTAGAATTGTGGCTTACAGCCTGTGAAACCATAACAAGTACTTTACTACTGGTAGCAGAAGGTGTAATAGCAGCCGTCAAACCTGTATCGGAGAAGCTAGTACTGTTTACATCTACTTGAGTATCCGTCGTACCCGTAACAATTTGAAGAACCTTTCCACCTCCTGCGGCGGCGGATGCCCAAGTACTGCCATCAGAAGTCAGTACATTTCCAGAACTTCCGGGCGCTATTAGTTGAACATCAGAAGTACCGTTCCCTAACAGTACGGAGTTGGCTGTAAGGGACTTTGCTCCAGTACCCAATCCTCCCGCTCTTGTGTATGATATACAGCGCCAATCCGCTGAAGCGTACTCGTAGAATTCAGCTATATCCCCAGCAACAGTAGTAATATTTGCCGCGCTGGGCAGAATCAAATCGGTAGCGTGATGCGTTAGAATCAACGCTCCATCAAAATGTAGAACAACTCTAGATCCTATTCCCTTACTAGCTATTCCAGTTATAGTTGTAGTACCAGTAATATCAAAATACGTACCGTCTCCTAATGTAATACTACTGGCAGAAGAGATATCATCGCCTTTTGTAAGAACTATATTTTTAGAAAACGTCCACGTTCCAGAAATAGTTTCGTCTGTTGCATTTTCTGCTTTAGTGGCTATAGCTGTAGAGATTCTATCAAGCTCTGTATCTAAATCAGCACCTAAAATCTTCTTATTGGCATTACCAGCAGGAAGCCCATCTTTAGCAGAATAATCGTTTGCTTGTGTATAATCACCCATTATCTATTTACCCTCCCCGCTTTAGCTAAGATATCCATCTTCTGTATAGCAAAGGCATTACCGTCTATATCTACAGATAATCCAAAACTTACGTGTTGTCCTGTACGACTTGCAGATACGTTGTTCATACGAACAGCAAAATCCGATACTCCATACTCGTCTATACCGTATTGTGCAGTTCCCCATTCGGACGCATCAAAATCCGCAATAACGTATGAAGCAGACTCCGACGAGTCTTCAAAATCGACTTTCCACTTGACGGATACAGTAGTGTTGGCACCTCCTACAGTGGTCGTCTTTATAGTTTTAAATACCTTTAAATTTGTAGTACCAAAATCTGTCCAGCAAGATTCAAAATCGAACGTGTACGATGTGCCGTTGTCTTGATAACCGTCATATTTACCTATCGTTCCCTCGCCACCAAGATACAACAGTTCGTCGACAGGAGAGTAATATACAGAATTAATTGCTACCGAATCCCATCTAGTAACACGTAAAGACAAGTCCTCTAAGGGTTGCTTTGTATCGAACACCCAAGTTTCATCAACTGCGCCCGGAGTAACTAGTAAGTAAAACCCGTCCACGGGATCATGTGCAGATTTTATCTTTCCTTTGTCAGATACCAAGTTAACTGAAGTTCTCAAATCGAGTCTTATATTTTTAGATAACTCTGTAAGGGGCTGACTTTTCAACTCAATACTTCTAACAAGAGATCTAACACCGCTATCATCCAAGAATATCAGATCGTCTCCAACGTTTTGTACAGAATCTCGTGCTATACATCCTACACCTTCGATCATGTCACTAAGCGTAGGAGTAGTAGTTGGAGAGTGCATACCACTCCATATGAGAATAGAATGTCTGCCGAATACAACTAGCTGATTGTTAAACTCCGCTATGGCAACAATGAAGTCCATTCCATTAGGCCAATATATAGCTGTATCTATAGTGCCTCCACCTGTTGACCAATGCGTTTCATCTAATTGAGCACAGTACTTTATGTCCGTTTTGTTAGTGTCCGCTACAAATAATCTTCCGTAAACTGACGCTACACAGTTACCTTGTGGCACAGATCCAGAAGCTGCTGATATAGCTGCAAAGTTGCCAGTTCCTGTCCATACGATAGGACTTTCACTTTGCTGTACACCCACCACTTTGTTGTTGAAGTTTACAAACTGCCAGTTATTAGCACTTGGAGAAAGTGACCCTGTTATATCTGTTAATGAAGACGTACCGTGATGTATCTTTTTACTACTAGATACTGTTGCAGTAGAAATTATAAAGGACGTATCTTTGTCTTTTTCAAACTCAAATATCTGTTCTATATCAGGATTACCTGACAGTGCACTACTAGTCAGTTTGTTATATCCTTTTCTAGCAGCAAGACGTCCGTTGTTATCAAACACACAGTTGTTTGCAACAAGAGCACAATCTGGCTCAATGGTTATACTTTGCTCTTGTGTGAGCAGTCCCTTTAGACCGGGACTTTGTACAGTAGCTGAAGTTAACGGTGTAGGCATTATATCGGATGAAAGTTTATTTCTTCTGGTACAGATGCAGTATCCCAGGAGATTGCGTTATGTAATGCAGTGCGGTACATGGCATCTGCTTCTTGAAATAATTGCCCTCCATCCTCCCCTCTTTCCGAGACAGCTTTAGACCATGCACCTAGCACCACAGGATCATCAGGCACAGTCAATACTGTGCTTCCTGTACTAAAATCAGCCAGTGGATTTACAACGTAGAACTCTACGGTATCAGTTGCACTAGGTGTTGGAAACAACTCTATTTGCAACAGACCAGAGCTACTGTTGAAGCCCATAATCTTATACCAAGTAGGACTGCCGGTTTGAGCAGTGCCCAAATTGGTACGCCTTTGGAAACGCACATGCGCCAAAGGTCGTATGATGTAATCTTGCGTTGTGTTGTGAACTTCTAGTATTCGAGTCCTTCGAGTAGTACCTGCTATATCGTAAGTACTATCGTCGGCAGTTAAGGTTACGGCTATCTCAGTTCTGAGACTAGTCCAGTTCCAAGCGTCCTCAACTTCTCTTTTTGCGTCGTTTACGAATTTGCCGATTAGGTTGCTGTACGTCGTGTCGCCCACTGCTGACACTTCGCTCTCCCTCAACCGAATCAACACGTCGTTCACTAGACTCAGATATGTCGCCATGTTCTTCCTCTATAGGTTCTTCCCACTTACGTATACGTTGATGAAGCCTACCTTTTTTATCTCTCCATACGTAACGTTTTCGGAACGTTTGGGTAGGAACATCATTGTCAACTTCAGCCAAGTCTCCAGCTCTAATGCTAAAAAATTTTGGTTGACTTTTCATGTTGGTGATCTCCTATATACAAAAACCCTGTAATTTCTTACTTGCTAAAAATACAACGTCTCCGGGTTTTGCGTTAGTGTACTCTTCTAAATAGTTAACGTTACTATAAACCTCTTTCAATTTCTTGTGCCACCATTGTACAGGTTTAATAAGTCTGTGTGCATTTGTTCCATCTGACATAACGTGTTGTGCTTTTCTAGTAGATATAACAAATAGTACGTGTCTGTTCATAAAAAAATGTATGTCATCTAAAACGTTATCAATGTATAACGGCTCTACATGTTCGAGGACATCGATGCAGAATACGACGTCGTAGACTCCTCTCGGACGTTTGCTATGTACGGGATTGCATGGGTCGTATCTGAAAGTTTTCTCGCAAAATGTTCGAAGATTGCCCTTTCCGCACCCGTAATCCAGCGCAGTTTTGGCATGTGCACCAGCCGCTTTGATGGCCGTTTCGTAGCGCTCTCCAGTCCCACATCCCCAATTAGAATCATTTTTATGTTTCTCCTCGTTTAGCTGCTTGTAATCGTCGCTTAATCTCGTAGGGGTCATAAGTATTCCGTTCGTTGTAAAAACTAAAAAAGTCTGGTTCAAATATTAATTCTGTTGGTTCATCAGTAAACTTCTGTAAAGCGTGTTCTCTAGATGTAACTAACTCTAAATTTTGCCAGTCTTTGCTCCAGTCAACTATAAATGTTGGTACATCTATATCCAGCTTGTGTGCTAGCCAAACTCTAGTCGTACCATATACTGCATACGTATTGTTATTGAAGCACCAACAAAGTGCTGGATTTCTAAACCCGTTTGATAGAACGTCTGATTCAAACTTGTCATAATAGGGCTTATCTACTCTGTATCTACTTTGTATGGGATGTAACGGTCTGTACTCATTGCGTTTGGGAACATAAACATTTTTAGATAGTGTTTTCCCGTTTATTACACCATAACGTACCTCTGGTATAGTACTGTATCTTTGAGTTCCATGAAATCCCATTTTGTGTCTATAACTGTTATAGATAAAGGGGGCATCAAAGATGATACCCCCTTACTCTGCTAACTAAAACAAGTCTGCGCGTGGTGTAAGGGCCACAACTTTATAAGTTGCAGAGCCCAAATCCACAGCTCCTCCAGTGTTGTTAGCAGCAATTACTTCCACAGTATTTGCTGACGTCACCGTACCAGTCAAAGTCAAATCCGCAGTATCTATAGAGCACGACACCAGAACCATATCTCCCAATGCCGCTCCCGTACATGTTACTGACTGATTGACTTCGTTACCATCAGCGATACTAGCTAGATCCGCTGTAGTTGATGCAGTTGAGACGTTTTCAAATACATCTTGAAACTGTCTGCGTGGCATAATATTCTCCTTAAAAGGGGCACCACAAAGGTGCCCCATAAGTATTAAGCAGGTACGATAAACACAATACCGGCGTCGTTACGAAGCTCGTCAACACCATAAATAGTGTCAGCGGTAAGCAAGTCGGCCAAGAACTCTTGCTTGTATTGAGTTTGCATACGAACACTCATCTGCTCAACCAAGACAAAAGCACTCTTGTGGAAAATCATACCAGCACGGAACGTAGTCGTCCCTCCAGCATCCAACGCCTGCGGACAGTTAGTGGACACATAAACGGGCATGCCGTAAATGTCGCCAACCAAACCGTTACGGATCGTGTTACCACTACCCGTATCGCCCACAAACGCCTGCTCAGTAAACCTAGACAAACCAGTAAGGTTCTTTTTCTCGACTGGCGGAATAACCATGTACCTGTCGGACATGGGTACGTCTGCGTCGTCAAGAGTTTGAATCATCTTACGGATACCGGCATCGGCAAGTGCAGCGCCATTACCGTCAGTTGTGTCAGCCCACTTAGTACTACCATCGGAACCGATAACGGCACCAGTGCTGTTTGTATAAGTTAGAGTTCCCCCCGGAGTATCAACCGAGGACGTATCCTCAGTAGCACCCTGCAAAGAAGTACCCTGAACGTGAATGTGCCAGTCCACCATACGAGCAAGCGCGAAACCAGCATCGTCGGTATAGAACTTACGAAGAGTGTTCAAACCCTGCACGTCAGCCAGATCTTCAATCAAGCGAGAGTATTCAAAATGACGGTCAATAGTTACATTGACTACGCCCTCTACGTTATTGATTAGAGTAACCTGTGTAGCGTGAGCTTTAGCACTGGCAGTGCCCCGAGTAGGTGACGGAATATGAACCGTATCACCTTTCTTACCTTTGTGGTTAATACGCGAAACAAGATTTCCCATTACGAGATTAGTCTTGTAAGCAGCAACAACCTCATCAGACCAGAGTTCGGGGATAAAATTGGCAGCTTCAGTTACGCCAATGGCGTTAGCTGCATTAAAATTAGCCATAATTTATCTCCTAATTATGAGTTCTATTTGACCCGGCCTTCTGCATATGCAGCTACTATATCGTGCTCCATAGCTTCATAACGTGCCGGATCGTGTAATCTGAGGTGCATTAACTCAGATCTTTTATACACCTTCTGACTTGAACCTTGACCCGAGGTACCAGACTCAGTAGAAGCATTTTTCAGTCGGGTTCCCCTATCTTCATTAGCAAGATTTGCTTCAACTTGTAGCGCTTTCTTATGGATATTCCAGTTATCCAGAAGCTCTTTACCGGAATTGTAATCCGCTGAGTTGGCTCGACTTTGTAGGTCCAACCGAACGGGACTTGATGCTACCCATTCTTGAAACTCGGAGGAATTCACGGTGTCATTCCAATCTGGATATTCTGTACTCCATTTAGAAATTGTACTTTGCTGTTCAGCACTTCCTACACGCCCAACGATAGGGGCCAACTTTTCTTCTAGTACCTGCGAAATATACGATTCGGGATCATCATAAAAGTCAGCTTTAGTGGGTGGAGTATTACTGGCATTAGCATTATTAGTTTGGGATATCAATTTATCAGCGAGTCCTCTAAGTTCACCTAACTCCTGTCCTTGCCTTCCATAATCCTTTTCAAGATTCTGGTAGGACCGGATAACATCTTCAAAGCTCTTATCCTTAAACTTATCTGGAACTGTATAGCTTGGCTCGTTATTCGGTACTGTTGCATTTTCAGACTTCTGCGAACTTTGTGTAACGTCTGCAAATTCGTCTCCCAAATTATCTACTATGCGATCTGCCGTACTCATAATTTACCTCCCGCCTTTCGGTTATGGTCACTGGCCTTTCAATGACTTTACTTGTGAAGGAGACAAGTTGTTATAGTCATCTTTAGGTTGTCGTTTTGCTTCTTGTTCGTGTATCCTTACCCATCTGTCCGCAGCGGTAGTGAACGCATCATCTGTTCCGTCTAACTGGGATCTGACAGGGGTCACGATCCTTCTTGCATTACCTCCACAACTTGAACACACGACAGTTTTGTCTCGTTCCAAGAGTGGAGCCAAATCTTCAAAGTCTTGTCCACATCGGTGGCATTCATACTGATAGAGAATCATGTTCAGGTGCTCCTGTTTGATCTTGTTGATATACTGCCTCTATCATCTCGGCGAAGTTGATTATTTTAGCTAGAACGTCTACTTGTCCTTTATAAAAATAAAAACTTTCTTCGTTTCCATTGAATGCTCCGGTCTTAATCTCCTCTAGTGCTTGTCGTTGTTCCTCGACAAATTGTTTCCAACCTTCTCTGTGAAATATGTCAAAGTAGTGCTCGTAATATTTGTCTTCATCTATCTCATACATTTCGCTACCTCATCTAGATAATGGAACATGATTGCGACCTACAGTAGTCGTCGTTCCGTCTGATTATAGCTGTGGTACCTCAACATCTGGTTGTGGCGGTTGCGGCATGTTAGTTGGTTGCTGTACTTTAGGTAACGGTGTCCGAGAAGCCGGTGGCATTGCTGCCTGAAGTTGATCTCTAATACCTACAAGTGAATCGTCTAAACCCATTTGCTTCTCTTGAATCGCATTAATAGCCTCAATTATTCCTTGTACTTGCTCTCTCATATCATTTACGGAACCTATTTTAGTTTCAGCATCGTTTTGTAAATCCTTCAATCTGTCTATATAAGCTCCCAACTGATTACCTACTTCTTGAGACTCTGCTTTAGCAATATTCATTACGGCTTCAGATTCTGATTCAATTCTTTCACTCTTTGCACGTTCTAACATGATTTGCTTTTCAGCCACATCCAATCCAAATTTATATTGAATCTCCTGTTCTTTAAGTACGTTTTGTTTAGAAAGACGTGCGTGCTGCTGTGCCTCAATAAACATGTGGTCTTCCATTTCCTTTTGCTTCATTTCCAGTTCTTGCATTCTGAATTTGAACTCTGCTGACTCCTCCGGTGGTGGAGGATTCATAGTTTTTTCCATGAAACTCTGTATAAGTTTTCTTGCTTGTTCCTTATTTGCAAGACTTGAGTTTTCGTATATAGAATCCAAAATCAACCAATACGCTGGTGAATCCGGCGGTACAGTATTGAGCAAGTTAGATAGCTGTTGCTGTTCAAACTCACGAGCCATAATACCCATACTACAATGTACAATGAACTTATAATCTTTTACTGGATATCTTTCAGGATCGAAATCCATATACCGCCACAAAGACTTCTTAATAAGAGGATCTAAAAAGTGCCTCTCTACATTCTGCATCGTGCGCTTTTGGCGCTTGATAGCTCCTGCCATCATCATTGACATGCCTGATGCTGTGTTGTTTCTAGGGTTTATCCCTATGGGAGTGGCAGAGTCCATAGATCCCGTGCCCATTTGTATCATTCTTTCCAACTCACCAGTTTGTCTGTACGTATTAGGATCTGGACCCGGAAACTGTATTGGAAACAACGACTCTCGGGGACTACCATTAGTTATGATCGTTTTGCCCGGATGTACGGTCATGCCGTTATTATTACCACGAGGAAGTGACGCTATATCAACACCTATCATGGGATTGTTACTAAAACTCAATCCGTCGATACGTGCACGCATTTCAGCGTCAAGTGCTTTTTGTGAATTGTATCCTTTCTCCGCTACACCTCTACCAAAAAATCTGTTAGGTACTGTGTCATGCTGATACGCTATGATAGATCTATCCTTCATGATGTGCGGATTTTCCACCGCCTTTAATACAAACGAATCATTAGCAATAGTTACAATGGCCTCGATTAACTCCTCTCCGTCAACATCAGTAGCTCTAGCATCATCATCCGAGGATCCAAACAAACTTACAACAACATCTTCTGGAAGAGTGTCCGAGATGAATCGTGAAGGAACTAGTCCGTGATACTCGGTTATTTTTACTTTCTCGTCAGGAGAAAGGTGCCCAAATTCTACTTTACCGGCTGTGTTTCTTATGTCCTCAACGTCTTCTGGAACTGCTCCAAACTGGCCCTTTTTATAAATACCTTGCTCCTGTTTCTTAGTGATTATGTGTCGAGGCACTACCATGATGTGTGCACATCCCATTGCATCGTCAATACTTCGGGCTACAGGGTCTATAGCAAAATTCATAGGCTCGATAGGAATCAACTTTATGCAAACTCTGTCTTTAGGAATTATCATAGGAGCCATACCCGGTCCAACTGGACTATCTGGATCTAGGATATATTCTCTCGTTTCATCAACCACGATTTTTGCAATACCAGTACCGTAAAGTGCACCGTTAAGGTACGTTTCCGACACGGCGGATTTAACACCGTCAATTTCATAATCTTCCAACAGTTGCTTATTGAGGAACTCCATATCTTCAGTGTCGGGATCTCCTCTATTATCTTGAAGGTCAATCCAACGGACACGTCCGAATGTAGCTTCCTCCAACTCAGAAACCGTTGATTCAATGGCTTGTTGCAAAGCAGGAGAAATAATTCTAGATCGCTCAGACTGTCTCGTTTTGTCCGCAGAAGACCAGATACCCCTCCAAAGTCGGTAGTACTCATTCCACTTATCTTTAAAGTTCTCATCCCGATACCTTATCCAAGACTGAACACGCTCCGTTATCCACGAAGCGGCATTATTTTGTGGGTCACTCGGAGCTTGAGCGTCCATCTCCGCTGGTTTGTTAGCGTTATCGTCTACAAGAATATCTGAAGTCAGTGCCATACTCTATAACCTTTAATACGCGTTGTGCGTTATTATAGGATCAATATCCCGAAATAAGATCTAATGGTTGCCACGATTCCTGATGTTCTGTCGCATCAAAATACGCAACTCGTGCCACCTGATCTATATATGCTAATGCATCCAACATGTCGTCATGACTCATCTTGTTCGGAAAGTCTAAACATTGGTCCCTGAATTTTGTTAAATATGGACCATCGTTAAATGTAACTCTTCCGTGTTGCATGCGACCTTGCAAAGCCCATGTAATCCGTTCTACTTTCTTTTGTCCACCGTGTCGCGTTTCCATCAAGTTGGGATAGATATTTAGTCTTTTCATTTGATCGTGTAAATACGGCAAAATGGCGTTTCTTAGAGAGCCACCTTCTATCCCGACCGCTAACGGTCTATACTTTCTAACTGCGGTTAATAAGCGCAAAGATGCTTCTCTTATACCCCAGCGTCCTGTAATTATGTCGTCTACGTACCATCCCTCTACACCCACTTTTACACACGCTATAGCACACTCATCAAATCGTTTTAACTTAGACTTGGTGGTAGCAACAGCATCTACGTAACCAGCAGGATCCATACTGAGGTACCAATCTCCTTCAATGGATTCTGTACCTACAATTATTTGTTCTTCTAAAAACAGATTACCACCACCAGTACTGAAGTTAGCTTCGTATTCTTGTCGAAACGCTTCGTGCGACATAGTACGGCGTTTCTTTTCAACTTCAATACTATCTAGAAAAGGGTTATCTACAGATTTGTACTCAAATGAGGCCCAATCTTCTTCTTCTTTTGCCTCTATCCAAAGATCATAAAAATGGTTTTTTCCGGCAGGAGTGCCTATAAATAGTGCCTTTCCCTTAACATCCGTTAGTGTAGGTTGGATAATCTCTTCCCACGTTTCTGGTTTCATGGTAGCAAACTCATCCATAACTACGAACGACAAGCCTACTCCACGCAACGTGTCTGGTTTATCAGATCCCTTTAAATGTATAACTCTTCCGTTCTTCAATCTTAATTGGGCAGTGTTCTCTAAAGCAGAATCGTACATCCCGTCTGCGAGTTTCTTTAGTTTCCTCCACACTGCGTCCTTTGCCTGCTGAAAAGTGGGAGCGACGTAGAAGACGTCCTTATCAAGAAGGTCGTAACCGAACTCATTACAAGGCTTCAACGCTTCAATCAAGAGGTTAACACAAGCTAGTTCTGATTTTCCCCAACGCCGCCCCGCGACTACTACTTTAAATCGTGAAGGGTCTCTGAACACTTCTTCTTGGCCGGGGTGTAGTGTAAAGTCAAATCGCATCGGGTTGATAGTTACCAGACTTTAGCCATTCAAGATACTTTTGTTTGCTTTCTTGATATGTTTCATCACATAACTGCGCTAGGTTTTCGTTACTGCCTCCCGGCCATGTGATTCCCCAACAGGAGAATTCGTGATTTCCATTGTCGTCACCTTTTGCTGCGTGTCCGAAACAATGCTGTTCGTCTTTTGCCTCTCGCAACGCTATAGCTAGTACTTCTGGAGGCATCATCTTATTGTACATTGCGTACGCACCGAGTACGTGTGCTTTTTTACACGCTTCAAGTCCATCTTCTTCATTAGACGCAATGGTAATGTTAGGCCCAACGTAAGTGCTTTTCAGCATGTTATTATCTGCGGTTGGTACGTTTGCATGCGCTGGATAATAACACACTGCTACGATAACCATCGCAAGAAGTGCATAAAATATCTTATCCTTTACGCTCATTAAAAGACCCTTTTCCAAACATTCTAACAGATCTGTACATGGTTTCTGCAAGATACTTAGGAACACCGTCAATTATCAATGTCTTTTTGAACTTTATATCCGCGTCCTTTTTTGTTCCTATTCCTTCACTGTACAGGTAATCGTGCCCACATGCTGCCCGTATCACGTACGGTTGAAACGGCGACACTACTCTCCAAAAGAATCTGGGAACGCTGGCCCCATCGAATTCATAGCCTTTTGGTATAAGTGTTCCGTGAAACCAAAATTGTTCAGCTACAACGTACTTTTTACAATCATAACTTGGCGTTATAGTTACGACTGGCGATCTGTGTGGTAAATCTACCATGTGTTCGTTCCCGTTGTTGACGAGGTTGCATCGTACCACTATTTATTATACTATGTCCACTCGTCAACAACCGGAGGAGGGCAAAACCGGTTCTGTGAGTAGACCGCTTGCGCAAACCCGCGAGGGGTTGCACTGCGGATGGTTTTTGTGCGTTGAGATTTCCCACCTGTTTTGGCGTGTATCGGAGAAGAGTTTTCGCCTTTGCCTTTTTTCGCCCGATTCATCTTGACGTTGACGTAGTTCACTGGTTTCTTTTCTGGCATCCTGAAACCATTGCCCGTCCACAAACAGGTCCGCTTCCTGTATGCATCTCGTGGCGGAATGATGGCCGGATATTTAGGGTGAGAGTCGGCCTTGGGCAGATAGCCACCATACTCAAACGGGTCAAACGTATGGTCCGGTTTTCGCCACAGTCTGGACAATGCACCCACGGGGTTCTCTATATAGTAGGGACAACCTATCTTCTCTGCCAGCTTGGCCGCATTGGTCACAGCCGTTAGCGCCTGTTCTTGGAACCGTGGGTTGACCGCAAACTTGAAACTCCACCATCTGGCACCAGCGGCGCTTAAATCCGTGCAAGGCGGGAACGCAGACAGGAACTGAACATCATTATAGGTGCTGGCAATTTCATCCAACACCGCCTCGTCATAGAGGTCGGCTTCAACGTAGTTGATTCTGCCCGCAGTGGTCGTGCCCTTATGCTGGATGTCAAATGCATAACATCTGTAGCCGTCGTCAGCCCAAGGCTGAAGCGCGGCCCCCGTGTAATCGTAAAGTGATAAAACTACCATTTCAAACTAGCGGGAAAGTTCCAGAACGGAACTCGTCGCGGATCCTTGCTTGACGCCGTGAATGTTGGTTCCCGCAAGCGCATAGCCCGTTACATGCGGTCACAATATATTTCGATAACAGGGCCGTTTCCTTTATCGAACTCTGATCTGTACGCATCCCGTTGTACCGGCGTGGTAGTACCGCAATACTCTGCAATCCTGTCTACAACACGCCCAACAGCTACGTCTTTTGCGTTCGAGATGGCTGCACAACTTGCCGTAAGTATTGCAAGAGATGCCAATATAGCTAGTATAAATTTATTTGGTTTCATTAGTACCCGTCCGTCTTTTTTGAAGGTTTCTTAGGAGGTTTCTTGCCTTTGCTTGTTGTAGACTTTCGCTTCTTACCTTTCTTTGGCATCGTTTTCTCACTTGTTTTTACGTCGATAATTCGGCTCTATTTCACGGTTACTCCGCCGCCGGGCTTGTGCTACAGCTTCCTCCACTGTGCGAAACCCTTGTTGCTTAGTTCGTGCCAAAGTGCTAATCATCCTGTCCCTTGCGGCTTTGCTAATGGGTTTCCCACCGTCTTTCGTGGGGATATTGTACCATCGACCGTTATATTGTATAGTTTCTGAATGATAGTGAGACATAACTATATTCCCTAGTCGTTTCTACCGGGTTTTCCGCTTTTATTCTGTGCGCTAGCTGCTGTAGGGCTTGGACTGATACCGGGTGCTTTGTAATCACGGGGCGCTTTTACCCCGGTCGTGGTTCCAGCAGCCGCTGACTTGTCTGTGCTACTCTGGTATTTCATTTTGGTCGGCATTTTCTAATTTCTCCGTGTCGTTGGTTGTCTTTTGACCCACTAACTTGGGTTTTGGGTCTCCTTCGACGGTGTTGATGATTATCTGGATCCCGTCTCGTCCAAAATCTTGTGTTCCGTGATGCTCGATAGCTTTTCGTGCTGGAATTACTCTGTCCATTATCATTTTGGCAGCTTTCAAATCCCCTTTTGACGCTTTTTCACAGATGACTTGCACTATTTTTGGAAAGTGCTTCATCATTATGTGCTCAGACTTGTTACGTACAGCTTCGTCCAGAAGTGTTTTCAAGTTCTTGGAGCCGGGAGGTCTTCCCGGGGCTTTATACCCCGGATCTCCGGGACGTAATTTTTTGTCTTTTACCATGTTCACCTGAGTAAAAAAACCTTAATATAATTTTGGACAATATAGGTACTTTGTAGGTATTTTATAGGTACTTTTAAAGTAACATTTTATGTTACGTTACATTAGGTAAGTTATTTATTATTTCTTTTGTCACTTACGTGTTAATATTATAACATTTTTATATAAAAGTATCAACAACTTTTTAAAGTATCTTATTTCTCCCTTTAAATCAATACGTTACGTTACCCTTAAAATCCTGTTTTTTGTACATGTTACCCAATAACGTTAGAGCATGACCTGAAATTAGAGGGGGGGCCCCTTCATTTGGTACGTTATAACATAACACCCGGTACGTTATAACGTAACATTTTACTGTGCGCTTGGCCGTGCGTGTTAATTTACGTTAACAATAGTTAACATTACCAACTATTAATGATGTTAATAGTTACCGTCGGTAATTCAAAATAAGAGTGTGCGATGAACACCATAGAAGCGAGATCTATAACGGTTATAGATCTGTTTCTTGACATTGGTGTGTCGTCTACTACGCTTACAGGTATCAGTATGTTGCATGGTTGCAATTGGTCGATAGAGACCAATGGTCCACGGCACAGGCAAACGTCACCCAGCAAGGTGGCCAAGCATACAAGCCATCAGCAACCAGCTCTTTAACAATTCGGCGCAGCAACCACCGGTAGGCACCCGCCTAGCGGTGTTCCTCTTTTGTTCCCTACTTGGAGATTGTCCAATGGCTAAGGCCATGAAAATCATTGAAGGAATCGAAGTCAAATCGTCCATAATGACCAGCGCAAAAGTAGCAGGTGAGGAAGTAGCGAGACTTATGATCGCTGCGGACCGTCACAGCACAGGGATAACGAATCTGATTCGCCAAGTGTTTGACGGTCACAAACATCCTCTACTCGCTGCGAGTGCCATGTATGCGCACACTATCGCTACGGCAAGCTCGGACCCCTTTTATTCGCTGCAGCTGTCAACAGCAAAAAAGGAAGGTAAAAAGCTCTCCCCGTCGCAATTAGCACCCGTATCAGCGGTCACCATGGCAATTCGCAGAGTGACTCGCATTGATCGACCAGAAGGCGACGGACCAGAAGGGTTCGAGTTTGGTGAGTACTATTCGCCCGTTCGGACCAAGTCACCTGATGCGCAGTCGGTCGAGGTCAACGGCACGCGATACACCCTCAAGCGCTATCCTGTATCGGTTAACTCTGCTGATTCTGGCAAGCAGCGTGGAGCGGGCAAAAAGACCAACAACGTCAAAACCGACACCGCCCAGTCCTCACGTACTGGTCCGGTAACGGTCGAGGATTTAACTCACGAATTGGTCCTGCAATACGTAACACACCTAGGTGAGACTGTGGGCAAAAAAGGCAAGGTTAAGGACGGCAAGGCCTTTATTGCTCGACTACACAACGCATTCACTCACGGTGTGACATTAGGCGAGTCGCATAGAAAAGGTGAAGCGACACCATTGAAAGCAGCAGTATAGGAAATAAACCCATAGACCAGTCACTCCGGTGGCTGGTCTTTTTTTTGGCTTCAATTCTCACTGTAAATGATTATCATTTACTACTTTGCTATAACAGTTATAGATTACTCGCATGACCCGCACGACCCGCATGACCAACATGACCCGCATGACCCAGGCTGCCTGTACAATCACGTACTCAACTTGACAATGGTCAACTAGACGCTATACTTTGTTTATGATCCGAAAAATTTTCGGATTTTGATGACCACGATTTTCACAGCAAGCTATAACAGTTATAGATAAACGGGAACGGTACAATGATGACACGAAAAGATTACGAACTTATCGCACAAACGGTCGCTGACACTCTGACAAATCAGTTATCGGACATTGATAAAATATGCATTTGGACTGCGCGAGTTGCGAAAACTAATCCTAGATTTGATCGTTTACGATTCACACGAGCTGTGGGTGACCGTCTTAAATTAATACAAGGGTACAAGGTTAGTATCGACAAAACGCAATTGTATTCAGCGCCCATTAGACCGAGATAGTAACCTATAAAAGGGAGGAAACATCGTGTACACAGTATTCACTCGAACGTGGTGGCGAGAGAACAACACATGGCCCAACGGCTTAGAGCCACACGTAGGCAAAAGTAAGACCATAGCCAGAAACGTTCCTGATGAGGAAACAGCACGTTCTATAGCTAGTGATTGGAACAATCTACATGAGTCTGGTAGGCTTTCATTAAAGGCAGAATATTGTTTGACGGGAGAATGATTACATGAACTGGAAAATAAAACTGGACACACCAATTGCATGTACGTACATGTACCGTGGACCACTAGATGATTACGGAAGACCGGGGGGATTCAATTCCCTTGCAGATTTACCGATATCGTCGGTACAGCACTCGGTTAAAAGACAGGGATTTATCGAAGAGGTGTCTCTCGATAACAACGATGATACATTGATTTACAAAGTAAGTGATGAGGATATTACATCATATGTGCGTGTGCTTGACGAAACACAAGTGCAGATTGACGCAGCTGCCAAAATGATAATGGACTTTGAAATCGGATTTAAACTTGCCCAAAATTAAAGGTTTGCTGAAGAAAAAGATTAAACAGCTACATCTGAGGGAACATACTTACACGGGAGAATTAACATGAACGTGGAACAAATCAGTTCTACCGTATATCACGTACACAACGAGGATATGTACGCAGTAGTCGAATCCAGTTCTCGGTGGAATAGCGCGAGGATATTTAAAGCGGAAAACTATGACCGTGCCTCAAGTGATAACAATTATAGTAAAATCAGCGAAATCTATCACAAGAAGCTAGTAGATTTGGGACACATAGTTAAAGCTATATTGAATAGGGAAATTAAACCTTGAATTCAAAGGCGCATGAACGGCTAGTTAGTTGGTACATACGATACCGACACTACAGGAAATCACGCAACCAAGATGCACCGTACGCCGTGCGTCTTCAACGTGACGACGATAAGAATCCTGTTATCTATATAACTACCAGTCATAACGTGCCGGGAGGTCCGTATGTGTTTCTTCCGTATTGGTTACGAGAATTCTAATTTATAGTTTACTATAGGAAAACCACAGATGATTTTATTGATACAGTCAATTTCAAGAAACAGATTTGAACACAAAACCGAAAAAAACGCAGATGGCAGTAGATTGAGGGCTCGAAGGAATGGAATGACACAGACATGGAAGACCAGACCTAACGAATTCAAGATTCCTATTAAAATTGGATTGTGCGGTTACGGGTACATTACTCATGAAACCGCTGACCAGTGGGAAGCAACAGAATGATAATACATAACCACTACGTGTGTGCGATCATACAATTAAACCGCACGAATTGTGCGGACTTGTCTAACTGTAAATACCCGGATATCCGCTGGATAAACGCGCAAAGTAATTTGGAGATATAAATGACTGATAGCAAAGACATTTTTAGCATACTAGTAGCCGCGTTACGTAACGCAGGTTACGATGGTGACGATCAACTGGAAATAGGACTAGATTTTGCTGATGATTTTTATATAGACGTAAACAAAAGAGTAGGTATAACTATCTACGACAAGCGTAACTATAACACGTTATAGCTACATGACAAGATTCACTTACCTTTTAGATTATGTTGATAAGCAAGAATCAACTACGTACAGTAACTTGCGTGATGCAGTAGAGGCTTTACTAAAGTCTTCTACTGAAACAGTAGGTTCACCATTTATATACGTAATTGGACGTAAAAATTTATTCTTGTATAATGTACTTACAAGAGAACGTTACAAGTACAGTTACATTCAATAGGCCCAAAATTATGGAACAATCCAAATGGATGCCACTAGATTATTACGCACACCTTGAAGCATGTACCAAAGCAGCCAGGGCAATAACAGGAAATCCCAAGATGCAAGTAGTTTTGGATGAACACACAAAGCAGCCTCGAACGGATGGCACTGTTATAGAGCATTACAAACCGCATTACGGTATGTCACAAGATGAATGGGTCAAATGGTACGGTATTTTGTATCACGAGATAGGACACTCTGACCCTAGTTGTCTGGAGGATTTCACTGTTCTGAAAGAGAAACACATAGAATATGGATCGTTTGAAGGGAAAGTGCTCAACATAATATCTGACTATTGCCAAGAGAAAAACAAGTTTGATTCATATGTAGGAAGGAAACGATTTCTAGGTGGATTGCGTGCCAACATGTATAAAGAAGCCGCATCAGCAAAAACATTCGGAGCATCCAGAAATAAATACCCGTGTCCACTAGCAGAGAAATTACAATCTTGTCTGGAAACAATGTTCGTGTGGGATTTAGAAAGACGTGAGCATTGGATGAAAAGCTGTATGGGGTATTGCGAACCATTAAAAAATAATCTGAACGAGCAGTCTACGCAATGGTTGTACAAGATGTTGACAGGCGATTACGGAGAAGTACTTGATACTAAGTGTGATGTAGACACACACGGAAGTAGTGCGGCTATAGAGAAGTACATACTAGCGCAGAGAATAATGGATGAGGTATTCGAGTTATCTGAAGATGAAAAGAAAACTTTGTGTGAGCAATCATCATCAATATCTACACCTTTCTCAGAGCATGACGCATCGTCAACAGAATCAAGTAGTAGTAGCGAGCAAGGAACTACCGAAAAGGCTGAAGATCAAGAGAGTACGTCTGATAAGCAAGCTATAAAGTATAAAGTTGAGATAGATTATGATTCTGTAATGATGCATTCACACGATGATAGTGATTATAAAATAAATCGTGGTTATGGTGAAATGACTATTAATTATGACGCGTCAAAAACTTACGGTACGTACTATCCTTACGCTCTTAGTGAAATAGCAGAGATAGATTTCTGGAGTAACACCTTACGCGGCGTTAAAAATGACATTAATCACAAGAAAGTACTAACCGGTAGCATGCAAGGATCACACTACAAGTACGTATTTGATACAACGTCTGGAAGCAAGTTGTCTAAAAAGTTACAAAGATTATTTAAGATACACGCTAAGTCTATATATATATACGGACAGAAGAAAGGAAAGTTACACGCAAAAAACTTGTACCGTACCGCATTGAATATACAAGGATACAGTGATCGCATATTTAAGAAGCGTATAGCGAGTAACATACAAGATACTGCGGTGTGTGTACTGCTAGACTGTTCGGGATCTATGAGCGGAGAGAAGTTCGAGCACGGTGGTACGGCACTGTTGCTACTAAGCGAGTTACTGCAATCTATACAAATACAACATGAACTGTTGGGGTTTACAGACTGGGATCACTGTATTCACTACGTGTTCAAACCTTTTGGAGTAAAAGCGGACATAAAGAAAACACGTAAGTATTTACAACGCGCTAGTACAGGTATGAGTATGAACGCAGATGGAGATAGCATTTTATGGGCAATCAACAGATTAAAATCTCGCCCAGAACTGTTAAAAATTATGATTGTGTTATCGGACGGACAACCAGCAGGAGGAAAAGGTGGAGATATAGATAAATTTACCCGAGACGTAGTAAAAGATGTAGAACGCGATAGATCTGTAGATATATATGGAATAGGTATTATGGACAGAAACGTGCACAGGATTTACAAACAGTGCAGAAGTATCCTACAATCTTCAGAGTTGGAAGACGCGTTACTAGACGTTATTCAAAGTAAAATTCTATAACTGTTATAGCTACAGGAGATTAAAGTGTCGTCAGATAAAACGTTTAACCCTATAGAACATGACATCATGTCTGAAGTGACTGGTATAAAGAGACAGTTAGATGACGTGACAGATGTTAACGAGCACTTACAATCCGTTTCTAAAGAAATAGTAGGAGACAGCTACCAGTCTGTTGTTACCCACAAGCCTCCAAAAGGATTACCAAATATACCTGTACAGGTCTTTGCGGCAAACGATTGGTCAGAGAACATTCGACAATTTATTCCCCGTATGAATCCACTGTATAAACCTGACCCTATGGCACTATACTCATTGTTAGTTGGATGGCATTTAAATGAGCCAGTATTGATATACGGACCTACAGGAAGTGGTAAAACTTCTCTTGTAGAATACGCATCGGCTATAGTTAATCGACCTTACATACGAATTAATGGTCGCGGAGACATGGAAAGCGGTCCTATATTTGGACAACCGTCTGTAGAGATAGACGAAGAAACAAAGCTGAATGTTTACAAGTGGAATGACGGTATAGTTACTGAAGGTGCAAAGGAAGGTGCGGTACTCAACTTTGATGAACCGTTTGCTACACCACCAGAGATACAGATAGGTATGAACTCTTTGCTGGAGGATGATGGAGTATTAATACTGTCTGACAAAGCCGGAAAATTTAAAGACAAGATCGTTAAACCAGATCCACGGTTTAGGATAGTGTACTCAGATAATACGGGAGGATTAGGAGATCAATCAGGATCGTTTGCAGGGGTGCACGTACAGAACACCTCGACATTGGATCGATTTCAAACTATAATATTTCTAGACTATATGAAAAGACGACAGGAGGTTGACATGTTAAAAAGTAGATTTACAACACTTAATTCAGATTTGATTAGGATGCTAGTGGATTTTGCAAACTTGGTAAGAGAAAACTATATAAATGGGGATATCAGTTTAACTATGTCTCCAAGAACCCTCATGTCTTGGAGTGAAAAGGCCATGTTATTTAAGGATATCAAACGGTCTCTTGACGTATGCTTCAGGTGTAAATTTAAAGACGAAGGAGAACTAGGAACTCTGGACAACCATTACAGAACGGTGTTCGGGGATAATTGGTAACATACAATGAGATGCAAGGCTTGCGACAATGCCATGCAACCAGAAGAAGTTTGGTGGCATCCTGACAGAGAGCAATGGGAAGACTTATGCTATCCGTGCAGGTTGATAGTGATAGAATCAATGTATGATTTTCATGATGAAGGGTATGGTTACAAACCAGTAGTAGAATCATTGGCCGATGAAAGGGAGCTATAGTGAGAGACACTACGAGACTTAGATACGACGAGTTTGTTCCTTTTGCACCTAGCGAAGAGAACAAAACAGTAAACATATACCATTGTAAAAAAGGTAATAGAAACGACAAGCTGTATATTACACGTAAACCCCACGGTGTTATCCTTGCTCACTGCTTTCATTGCGATAGTGGTGGTAAGTATGTTGATAAAGGCAGTAGACACAATGGAAAAAAACGCACAACGCACGTTAAACGAAATCAATCTGCCATTAAGCGTTTGCCAAAAGGTGGATACACGCAACTATCGAAGTGGTCACCAGAAGCGCGTGCGTGGATAGATAAAGCTCACATAGGAAAAGCACTCATTCAACAGTACGGATTAACTTTTTATCCACAAGATGATTGCGTATTGTTACCCGTGTATTCTGGATCTATTTTATGTAGAGTTATCAGGCGATCTTTTGGTGATACTCCATATCCAAAGTATTACACAGTGATGCACGATAATTTTCATAATGGACATGCGTACGTTATAAAATGTAGATCTGGAGAAAATAATACTGTTGTATTCGTTGAAGACTTCCTCAGCGCTATACGCTGTGCTCAATGGGCAGATTCTGTACCGTTGTTTGGGACAAAACTTCACGATAACGTGTTTGTTCCTGTTATAAACAGAAAGCCACACTATACTAAACGCATAGTGTTTCTAGATAATGACAACATCAATGTTTTAAAGGCGCAATGTAAGGTTCAAAGGAGGTTAGACACAGTGTTTGATAGTAGAGGAACTGTGGTATACAGGACGAATAAAGATCCCAAAAACCACAGTGAAACAGAATTAAAGGATATTATAATTGGAGCTAACTATGATACGTAAACCGAGACGTAAACCCGGTGACATGTTTATTGGAAAAAACGGAGCTATTTTCTTATGTGTTACACGTATGCAAGGGTTTTACATTGTAAGAGTACAAGATGTAGATAACGGTGGTAAAGAGATGGTCGCAGATATATCGGCAATCCTACGCCGCGACGAGTATTTAGATACAGATTTATGTCAGGACTTGGCTTATATAGGAAACATAGGTAACATATTAGAGCACACTGCTGAAAAGCAGCGTCCGCACTACGAGGAGCTTCGTGAAAAATCTAATCAAGATTCTTAATAATCGCAAGCTAATAAACATGCGGCAGCGCCTTGTGCACGATGTGTTTCTTAGCGACGAGACTGAAAAAGTTCTTCACTCGATGGAAGAATACATGGAAGTCTATAACACTGTTATAGACGATTGGGATACCTTCTTTTTATGGTTTACAACTGTTAAATATCCGGGGTTATCAGGTGCAAAAGTTAAGATATACAAAGCTCTTTTTGAAGCTGTTCGTGATAGTGATGATCCTGTATCTACTGGACACGATAGTTCAATAGCAAAAGACATCGTTGGATCTATACTTAAAAAGACTTACGCTGAAGCGATGGCGTCTAAGTTATTCGATGTAGCTCACGGATCTGATGATACAGATATAAATGAAGCTATTGAAGACAGTCTTTCAGAGTATTCAGAACTACGTGAATCTTACGGTCTGTTAATAGACGCAGACGAAGAACGGGACGAAGATAACAACGTCATGTCTGTATTAGATGATGACACAAGTAAACAATCTAGTGGGTTCAACTGGTGTCTAAAAGAGTTAGACATGACTTTTGGAAAACTTTGTGCGGGAGATTTATATTTTATCGGCGGAAGACCTGACAGTGGTAAGACATCGTTGTTGTGCCATCAAGTAGCACACACACTGAAACAAATAGGTGACGGTAGGTCCATAGTGTGGATGACTAACGAAGAGCGAGCATCCAAGGTAAAACTACGATTGTTATCAAGCATTTCTAAAATGTCAGCTACAGATATAATGTCAGACGTAGACGATTTTAAATCTAAACACTCACACATACTTCCTGAAAAGGACGCGTTGATAGTTAAGAACATATACGATTGGAACACTAAAAGTGTATCATCTTTACTTAATAAGATTAACCCTGCTCTTATAATATTTGATCAATTGTCTAAGATCAGCATAACTCAATCCTGTGCTAACGACGCTGAACGTTTGTCAAAGTTAGCGTCTTTCGCACGATCTCTGAGTCAGAATTATCCTGTCTTGTCTACAATATGGGCTGATGGTAGTGCAGAAGGAGCACAGTACATTCAACAAGGACAATTGTATGGATCTAAAACTGGGATACAAGGGGAAGCGGATGCAATATTAACCGTAGGAAGATTACACAATGATTCTATACCTAATGCCAGATATCTTTACGCTCCAAAGAACAAGTTGTCTGGAGGAGATCCAAGTTGTAGAAATGCTAAATGGGAAGTGGTCATACATCCAGAGATAGGGAGATATAGCAGTGTCAACACCCCATTATGAGTATGTAGTGTTAGATTTGGAAACAACGGTGAACAGTTCTAGAGATTTCAACGCTGCTCCGTTCGATCCTGTGAACGCTATAGTTGTGGCCGGATTGTTAACACCACAAGAGGAGGTATTAATTTATGATTTCCAAAGTACAGATGATACTAACAAGAAAAACTTTTTTGATGCTATACATAATACAGATCTGATTATAGGTCAGAACGTAGGTTTTGATTTACACTATATTCGTAAGTATATGCCATTTATAAATAGTTGGTACGAATGGATTAATACTATAGCTATATGGGACACACAAATAGCAGAGTATCTGTTAAGTGGACACAAACACAAGTTTGAATCTTTAGATTCTCTTAGTGAGAAGTATGGCGGTAACTTGAAAAATGACGCAATAAAAACGTACTGGGATTCAGGAATAAAAACGGAAGACATACCAATGTCCGAACTGTGCGAATACTTAAAGTGGGATCTGATAAACACGTACACGGTTTTTAAAGGACAGTACAAAAAAGTTTTAGATGTAAATGACAAGCAATTTACAAAAGTCTTGGCTGTTCAAATGGAGCACAGACTTGTAACGCTGGAGATGGAATACAACGGTATGTTTTTTAATCAGGCATTATGCAGCAACTACTTGGAAGAACTACAAAATGAAATAGATGAACTTACTAAAAGTATTTCAAACGATATGGATAAGCACTTAGGGTATTATGTAGTAAGTAACCCTTTATCAAATAAACAAGTAGCTACTATTTTATACGGTGGCTATTTACAGTACGACGATACAGAACCTGTTATGAATGAATACGGAGAGATAGCTACGTACAAAACGGGATTAAGAGCGGGACAATTTAAAGAGAAAAAAGTTAAGCGTAAAGAGTGGATAGATGGTGTATTAAGCGCACGACAACAACGTGAATTAGAAGACAAGAACACCAGTAACAGCACATTAAAGGCTATTTGCGAGATGAGGCTGTATCGAGAACACAACGCGTACGTAACGCAGTTTTGCGAATCTATACTTGCACTAAGGAAATTAAATAAAGATGCCAGTACATACTTCGAGGGTTACTCTAAAGAGTGTTGGGAGCACGATTCGTGTTTGCATCCAACGTATAACCACGCATCTACAAGTACAGGTAGAATCTCTTGTACTAAACCTAATGTAATGAATATTACTAGGAAAGAAACATGAGCAAAATAAAAGAATGTTTTCAGTCGAGATTTTCTAATGGGGTGTTGATGCAAGTAGACTTCTCTCAATTAGAAGTGTGCTGTCTTGCGGTTATAGCTAAAGACACTGTACTTTTAGATGAGTTGAACAAAGGGGAAGATATTCACACAAACAACACGTTGATGTTGCACCCAAGTATCAACCCTGAAGAGTTTAAAAAGCTAAGACGTAGAACGAAAGAGTTTACGTTTCAACTACAATACGGAGCAGGTGCTAGATCTATATCCAGATCTTTAGGTATAAGTTACAGGGAAGCATCGAGATACAAAGAAGAATTCTATAAGAAATATACCGGTATAAGAGATTGGCACGCTACATTGCCTTATGAGGCAAGGGATAACGAGTTCATGGGTCAAGACAGAACACCATTGGGGTATCCTGCACGCGAGGCTTATCTTAGATCTATAACAGGTAGGTACTATAAGCACATACAACGAGATGGCCCCAGTTGGGATGCCAGTACTCCAGGGTTCTCTCCAACCGAGTTGCGTAATTACAGGGTACAAGGTTTAGCAGGAGGAGATATACAACCGTTAGCTAATTGCATGTTGTATAGAAAACTTATAAAAGATAAACTATACTTTACAATAAAGCTGATAAACACAGTGCACGACAGTGTAATATTGGATATTAAACGTCGAAGTGTTATGGATTGTTTTCGTCTGATAAAGAGTACGTATAAAGACATAAAGGGACACGTTGAACGCGTATATGGGATGCGCTTTACAGCTCCCCTAAATTATGATGTGGAGATTGGTTATGACCTTCAAAACTTGACCGAAGTAGACATCGATGATGTTATATACTCCTACGATCAGGAGGATTTAACAGAATTACTAGCAACTCTATAACTGTTATAGATAATACAGGACACATTAATATGAACGAAACTATTACCTCTGAAGTTAAAGCAAAACGTCGTGATAACCAAGCAATTAAATTGGCGGACGGCGAGTGGTACAGCGTATTTAAAGCACAAACCAAGGTTTTAGAAAACTTAGAGAGGGGTGATGTAGTTGTTGTAGACTACAAGTTGAAGGGAGATTTTCGTAACATTCAATCCTTGCAAATAAGTACTGACCCACAAGTACCGGCAACTAATGGATCTAATGGAGCAGCTAAACCACGATACTCTGGTCCAAAGGGGTATTCTGAAAAGGCGTTTCCAATGCGTAAAGACAGTCCAGATCGTACTATTATACGTAGCGTAGCCGCTAAGTTGGCTGTACATAACTCACAGAACGCAAACATGAAAGAAGTACCTACGTTGCAAGAACAAGTGTTTGTGGCTAGGTTTTGGGAAAACTATATTTCGGGAGATGCAGATTTAGATGCTTTGTTGTCGGGTATGGATAGTAGCTCTATATTGGACGACTTAGATTCAGGTACATTGGAGATTAAAAATGTCATACCGGATATTGATTGATGGAGATTTGATTCTACACAAAGCAGCCCATGTATCCCAGACGCTGAAGTACGGCGTCTGGAGTACTGTTAAAGAGTTCGAGCAAGGATTTGCACCTGTGGTTGAATACAAACGAAAAGGAGACGCAGTGAACTGGGTTAAGGGAACTGGTAGTGCTTTATGCATTATTCAGCCACTTGTACAAGCTAAGTCGTTTAGTGTTGCTACTAATGCTGTTAGTAATATGGTCAATTCTATAAGAGAGACCTTTAAAGAAAACGGATACGATGAAAGTAGTGAACCTATAATGTACTTTACTGATAGTGACGGTAACTTTAGAAAACAATTGAGTTCACTTATTCCGTATAAGGGCAACAGAAAGAACTATGTACGACCTTACTGGTTTAACGCTATTAAAGAGATGTTAAAAGATAGGTATAATTGTGTGCAAGCTGTGGAAGAAGAAGCTGACGACTGTCTTGGCAGAGACGGCACAAACGGTCAGGATTGTGTGATCGCGTCTCTAGATAAAGACATGTTAACAATTCCGGGCAAACACTTAAATTGGGTTCGCAGAACTATTACGAACATAAGTGAAAGGGAGGCAATGTTTAACTTCTACTCGCAACTACTACAAGGCGATGTCGCAGATAACGTAGTAGGTATTAAAGGTATGGGTCCAGTACGAGCTAACAAACATTTGGAGCGACAGGTGTCTCTACAAATTGAAACGGAGGGTAAAAGCTCGTACGAAGATTCCACACAAATGTATGAGTCGCAGTTACACAGCGCCTGTTCTACAAAATATTTAGACTTTGTTATTCACGGAGTAACTAACGCAGCTAAGACAGATGTTGCACTATCGCTTCATGACATGGACGTTTATGTAAGTTGCGCCAAAAAGTGGTTAAATTCAAACGCTAATCTTTTATGGATTAGGAGAACTGGTAGAGAGCAATGGGGACGAGATCAGATAACATTACAATCCTATCAAAAGACGAACCCTTCAACCCGTACGAAATCTTCCTGATAGATGTTGAAGGTACGACATATAACTTAGATATATCACAAGTGTTACATTCAGAAGATGGAGGCTTCATGTTCTTATTTACAGAAGAAAATGATTACCCCGCAATTTGTTTTAACACAGAGCAAGTACACATGTACATGATGAAAAAGAAAGGTGAAGAATGGCCAATAGACGATCTTATAGAGGTATAACATATCGTTCGCAATTTGAACGTAGGATAGCAGAGCACCTACACAAGATGCGAATTCCGTTCAAGTATGAACCGTTCGAGTTAGGGTACTACTTACCAAAACTCGGCTTGTGCGATTCTTGTGGAGGAACTAAGGTGCTAATATACCGTAGGTATGTACCCGACTTTCTTGTAGCGGATAACATTTTAATAGAAGCTAAGGGAAGATTCACATCTGTAGATAGAACCAAGATGAAATTGGTGTGTCATTGGAACCCTGAGTACGACGTACGTATGATGTTTCAACGAGACAATTTTATTACCAAGAGGCACAAAAAACGCTACAGTACATGGTGCAAGGAACACGATATACCTTATGCCTTTGATGAAAAGGGTCACATACCTAAGTGGATAACCGTTTGAGGAACCACGATATGCATGATACTGAACACTATAAAAGTACGTCTTTGCTTGTTATTGGTGACAGTCACGTTGAACCTGAACAAGACTTGTCAAGATTTAATGCTCTAGGACACTTGTGTCTTGAACACAAACCTGATATAATTCTATCTATTGGTGATTTTTTATCTTTAGACAGCCTTTCTGCTTGGGACGCCGATAAGAAGAAGACAATGGAGGGTAAAAGATATTGGGACGACGTTAGTTCAGGTAACAGTGCGCTTGATGCTTTGGAGTTACCTATAACATGTTATAATTCGGTTCAAGCTCAAAAGAAAAGAGCACAGTATAAACCTAGAAAGATATTTCTAAAAGGTAATCATGAAGACAGATTAGACAGGTACATAGAAAAGAACCCTATACTAGATGGTGCTGAAATATCTATAGAGTACAACATGAACTTGCACAAACGTGGTTGGCAGGTAGTGCAGTATAAAGAACACCTTGTTATAGACGACGTGGCTTTTACACACATACCTATCAGTAACAACGGAAAGCCAATAGGTGGTAAGTACGTTTGCCAAAGAGCTTTAGATTTATATAACTACTCTATTGTGTTTGGACATACGCACAGATTAGAAGTAGCTAATAAACACAGGCACGGTGGAGAACACTTACAACAGTCTTTAAATTGTGGATGCTTCTTTGATCACGTACCTGATTACATGCAAGGCGCAACTACAGATTACTGGCGTGGTGTTGTACTAATTGATATTACACAGCCAATGAGGTTTGATATCAAAACTATTTCTATGTCTCATTTAATGCAGGAATACAGGAACCATGAAACGCAATAATGCTATTTCCAAGACGCATCAAAAACTAGCTCAACATTTGTTGAGTAAAGAAAAAGACCCGTTGCTTATAGCTGCAACACTTACTAAAAGCTGTTTGCTAGAGAAGGCTACTTTAACTATCAGACCGACTGAGTTGTTTCTCAGTACCGTTGATGTATTAAGTGGAGCACCAGTATTCTCATACCAGCGATTACCTGATGCATTGTCAACTATAATGACTGAGGTACTAGATAAGGCTAAGTTGGGAGAGATAACAATAGAGATACCGTGTAAGTACCTAGTAGAGCCTGTGGATGACGACTACTGGGAATACAGAGCAGTAGCTGAAATAGTAGAGGAGATAGATCGTGGGAAAGGAGGAAATTAGGCGTAAGCGCCCAGAGAAGAGAACCAAGGACTCTCTTTTTCGGGAATTGGCACAATCACAATACAGTCAGAAAGTGGTACGTAGTAGAAGGAAGTACGACCGCAATCAATGCCGTCAAACTGACTGGTTAACTGATACAGATAACGTATAGATACAGGAGGGTAGCAACGTATGTCGAAATACATGGATGACTATCAGACTTTTATACACAAGTCTCGATACGCTAGATGGCTAGATACAGCGCAACGCAGGGAAAACTGGGATGAAACCGTTGAACGATATGTATCATTTTTTCGTGACTTGGGAGAACAACGCGGATGGAAACTAGAGAATACTTTATACAATACGATAACATCTTCGATGCTATCTCTGGAGGTTATGCCCTCAATGCGAGCACTGATGACCGCTGGACCAGCCCTTGCCCGAGATCATACAGCGGCTTACAACTGTGCCTATCTAGCGATGGACAAGGTGTTCAAGTTTTCGGAACTAATGCACTGTCTACTGTGCGGGACGGGTGTTGGTTACTCAGTGGAGTCGAAGTTCGTAAACGCTCTTCCAGAAGTATCGGAAGAGATGTTTGAAACGGATACTATTCTACATGTCGCAGATTCTAAAGACGGTTGGTGTAGAAGTTTTAAGGAATTGCTCGGGTTGTTATATAATGGGCAAGTACCAAAATGGGATCTCAGTCAGATTCGGCCCGCAGGCGCTAGACTTAAAACGTTTGGAGGGCGTGCCTCCGGGCCAGAACCGCTGGGTGAACTATTCCAATTTTGTGTCAAGCTGTTTAAGGCAGCTTGCGGAAGACGATTGCACTCAATAGAAGTACACGATTTATGCTGTAAGATTGCAGATGTTGTTGTGGTTGGAGGAGTTCGTAGAAGCGCACTGATTAGTTTAAGTGACTTGGATGATTCCAAAATGAGGGACGCTAAAAAGGGCGAGTGGTGGAGAGAAGACAAACAGCCGTACAGGGCGTACGCCAACAACAGTGTTGCGTACTCAGAGAAACCTGATGAAAGTACTTTCTTAAAAGAGTGGTTGTCTTTGATGGAATCTAAGAACGGAGAACGAGGAATATTTAGTAGGCAAGCTGCTAAGAAACACTTGGAACGTAACACATCTAGGAACGTAGAACACGAGTTCGGAACAAACCCTTGCTCCGAGATACTTCTACGTGACAGACAGTTCTGTAATCTCAGTGAAGTAGTTATTAGAGCAGATGATTTCTTTGACGATGTAAAAGAGAAAGTTAAAGTGGCTACAACGATTGGTACAATGCAGTCCGCTCTGACAGACTTTCATTTTTTGTCCAAGGTTTGGACGTCTAATTGTGAGGAGGAGCGGCTACTAGGTGTGTCGTTAACCGGTATAATGGACCATGAAGTATTCAGTGGTCAGATAGAATCGTGCCCCGGACAACTTTCGCAATGGTTGCGAGAACTGCAAAAGGTTGCTGTTGAGACTAACAGAGAGGTAGCTGAAGCTATTGGAATACATGCGTCTACGGCGATTACTTGTGTAAAGCCCAGTGGAACGGTGTCGCAGCTTG